TCCCAGCGCAGTGGCTGAGTGCCGTATTCAAAGTCGGCTTCATAAATATTTTGGGCTTGGCTAACTTCCATTTTGCCCAGTACGTCACGCAAACGTTGGGGTAGGGTTACCTGTGCCGATCCATCAATACCATACCAAGCTGTACTTGGAGTCTGTACCCCCATAGCACCTGTTTGAATACCAGGTGATGGTACCTGCGTAGCATTATTGCCAGATGCGCCAGAAAAGAAATTCCGCAAATTCATACTCATACTTACCCCTATTAGATTAAAGAAAGGGGGGACATGCCCCCCTAGCTATTAGTCAAAGTTACCGTATGGGTAAGCTGAGCTTGTACCAATGTTCATGTCGTTTTGGTTGTAACGAATTGTTACTTCGACCTGACCAGAAGTAAGACCAGCCGCTGTAGTAGTCATCGCTAAAGTTACAACAATCTGACCAAACCATGCTGGGTCTTGACCAACGTTGGGGTTTTGGAAGTCTTGCAATGTAGCATTGCTGTTTGTTAGTTGTGAGCCAACAAATGTACCTGTGTATCTCTGAGCAGCAGGGCTAGAGATATTGCTAAATGTAGCGTAAACACCAGTAGATGTTGCAAAGTTGTTTGAAACGTAAGGCTGAATTGCACTTACTGCAACGGGTGTACCTGCACTGTCTTTAGGGACTGTACCAATATCAAGGATAACATCTGTGATATTGCAGCTATAAGGAACATAAAACACAACACCACGGTATACGAGGTTGGTTGCATCTGCTGTAGGAGCAGAAGCTTTAGTAGGTCCACTATTGCTAAATACACCAGCTTGTGGTGTGTAAATAGTAGCAATACTGTTTGGAATGTTATTTGATGCAACAAAAACACCAGAACCACCGCCATAGTTAGCTGTGTTAGGAGTTGTTACAGAGAAATCTAAAAGAGCCGTTTGAACGAGGTCTGTATAACCTATATCACGAATTGGGCCAAAACGATTTTGCCCAGATAAGATTGGGCCGGAGAATGTGGAACGTGCCATGACAAATGTCCTTATGCAAAAGTTACCTTGTTAATCGTTGCATCGTCTGCTGGGCCAGTGGCAACAAGGTGAAATTCCCAGATAACTGAAATATACACTAAAAAATACAAAAGTCAATAAAAATGGGAGCCGAAGCCCCCATTTATTTTTAGTAGGAACCGTAGATTCCTAATGGATCAGACCAGCCAAAGCTGTAACGCTCACGAGACTTGTAACGAACGTTACCGGTATCAAAATCGCCGTCCATGCTGTTTTGCAATGGTGTACGAACAAAGTGCTTGAGACCGTTAGGTACGTCAGTTGTCAAGAACCAAGCATTGGTAGCTGTCAAGAAGTGGTTAATTGTATAACCTTCTGGAACAGAACCGTTGTTCTTGATTGCGTTGATGTCGTTGTTGTTTGTACCAACACGGAGTTCAGTATCGAGCAAACGTGTTGCAACGAACTGGAGTGCTGGAGGAACAACCAATTTCTTAGGTTTAGCAGCGATCAAGAGGCCACGCTCATCTGTCCATGCAGCGATCTGAATAACAGCATTTTCAAGGGCTGTTTCGTTCAAGTCAGCAGGAGTAGAAGGAGTGTTAGCGTTAGTACCACCGTTAATGAGTGGGTGTGCTGTGTTAAGTAAAGAAACACCATCACCACCAGCATAAGCAGCGTTGAATGCGTTGTTTAGAACAGCGGCTGCTTTAACTTGCTTGGTGTAAGCCATAGCACGAGCTAGACCTTTTGTATAACGCGCAGACAATGAGTCATACAAGTTATCCTCAATAGCCTCTTCTGTTAAGGAGAAGCCAAGAGCGATTGTCTCGTGGTTATAGCGGGCTGTCCATGCTTCTTGAGCATTGTCATAAGCGATGGCGTTGCCCTCGGCCTTAACAGGTGCTGCAGAGAAACCTGACAGTTTTGTTTCTTCTTCGAATGAACGCTCAGAAGTCTCTGTTTCATAGATTTCTTTGTGTTCTTCGCCGTAGCGTGCGTACTCTAATCCAAACAATGCGTTCAGTCCAGGGAGCAGCTCTTTGAGCAGTTGTGCGCGTGAAATTGCCATTTTATGTTACTCCTTAAACAGCGGTTGCAGTGTAATACTCATGTATACCGAAATTCAATTTAACAAGAACTTCAGGATAGTTTGTAAACACAATTGTTGATGCGGAAGGAATAGCTGTTACGCCACCCGGTACTGCTGGAGCTACGTTTAAAGTTCCAGATGTTGCGCCGGCTGCAATAGCTGCGGTAACAAAAGATCCAGTTTCAATTAACTGTCCATTAGTTGCTAAGTAAGCTACGTCAGCACCTTGCAACACGCTACCGTTAGGTCCGGTTGTCATAGTGATAGTAGTTGTGCTTGAGCTACCAACAGCAGAGTAAGATTGAGCTGTATCACGAACAATATCAACAACGCGCACAGGGAATGTGCTTGTAGTCAAAGTTGCAGAGTAAAGCAATGCGTTAGCAGAGTCGCCAGTATTGACGTTACCAGTGTTGTTAATCATCTGGTAGTTTTGGCCAATCATGGGGATGCTTGCTGATGCAACAGTAGTTCCAGATGAGCAAACAACAGCTTTGAAAACTGTGTCAGGATCATCACAAACAACTGCTTGTGCATCACCAGCTAAAGTGCTTGCAGGCCAGTATTGGCTGAAACGCTTTTGCTTAGTTATTGGGTCTGTATAGTTACAGCCAAGGAAAATACCAACCATGCCTGATGCACCGCCACCAGTAGAAACTGATTGACGTGTGATGAAGCCTTGGGCTAGTGCAACGAAATCGCCGTAAAAAATACTAGTAGCGTAGCCATACTGGATAGGCAACTGACGAGTTGATCCAGCAAAAACTTGTCCACCAATAAGATTTACAGGCTTTAGGCCGTAAGGGGCCGATACTGTAGGATATGCCATTTAAATCTCCAAAAATTTATGAACCTTTTCCAAAGCTCACCTGCGTTTTGCCTTCTCTAAAGATCGGCATACGTGGGTCACTTTGACGCATTAAATTGTTATCCACAGCTTCCGTCTGTTTCCGTGTTTGGTCAGCGTAGTAATCTTGCTGCTGTTGCACGAATTCTTCAGGTGTTTTGCAAAGTAACAACCCGCCAATTTCAATGTTGCCTTTAAAGCGTCCATTGTCATCAACTAGCAGTTTGAATTTCGGTTGTTCCTCTACTGTCACAGGCTCCCAGCCTTCCCTCAGTCTTGAAGAAAGATTGCGGGGGTCCGCATTGTTCAGCATCGAAACACGAATCCATCTGTAAGCATAACCAGCCTGTTTGTCCGGCTCAGGTAAAAGTTCTGGTGGACGCCACTGCTTAGGGCGCTCAGTAAGTTCACGGTTATCTAGCTCACGGGTCAATCTTGTTTTGTCGGTCATGTTATAGCTCCAATTTTAAAAGTTCACGGGCGTACTGCTCATTAGTCAAACCAAGTCTTTTTGCGATAGCTTGTTGTGAGGTCTTTAACTTCACAGGCTGCTTTGCTGTGCTTCTGGTTGCAGACGCTACAACAGTGCTCGCTCTTCGACTCTGAGTTTTGGGTTCATTGTCTACTTCATCGACTTTAGTTTGAGGTTCCAAGGCTTCAAAATAGTCAGGGAACGCTTTGCGTACTGTTTTGTCCAGCCGCTCATAATACTGATCACTACCTATGAACTCTTTACCGTATTCGTCGGCAAGCTCTTCATGTACACCGAGTGCAAAAGCGGTCATAGATTTTTTACTTCCATACCACGGATTCTTTGCAGTCCAATTCTGAAGTTTGGGGTCAGTTGGACGTGCTTGTTCCTGCACTTGTGGCATTTGTACCTCATTTTCGAGGTTTTGTAAAGTAGGTCTGTAATTTTTCGCACTATTTAGTTTTAGTGTTGCGTCAGTCATACGCTGCTGAGCTTCAATAATTTTGTCAGCTTCGCCTGTTTCTAACGCCTCCCTATACCCTCTTTTAGCGATTTCTACTGCCAATTCAGCCGCATTAGTGGCTGTAGACATGTATTCTTTCTCGCCAGAAGATAAAGTAGACCTAAGTCGCTTATTTTCTTCAAGAAGTTTTTGAGCAGCTTCAACAGCAGCTTGGCGCTCTCTAGTAGCAGCTTCTTTCTCACGACGCTCATCGTGCCAGACTTTCTTCATCTGGATAAGCTTTTCTTTAGCTTCTACGCTGTATTTATCTAGTTCATCTACTTCTAGCTTCTCAACAATCTCTTTGGGCATAGGCTGGCGCCCACGGTCCTCGGGGGGAGTATCGTCTTCTAGTTCAATGTCTATTTCAACATCGGGTTTACCCTTATTTACAGGATCTATCTCGTCTGGGAATTTGTATTGTTCCATTTTTGTTGGTCCTTAATTTTTACGTTTAATACCACGTGGATCATCGACCGTACCTTCGACTGTATCGTCGTTGATTAAGCGGAATTCTCTACCGTGAATGACTAAGCGAGTACCAGCATTGGGTCGTACAAGAATGAAGTCTCCTTGTTTGCACCAGGGTCCGGACGGAAATTTAGCAGTATCTTTATAAGCATCAGGTCCCATAGATACGACAAAGAGTACTGTTGTTAGCATCTCGTCAAATTGAATGGTCTGATCAGCTTTAATAATACCGCTCTCGAACTCTTTTTCTTGTTCGGGAATTGCACACAGGATTTTGTAGCCTGCGGGTCTTGGTAATTGCTTAGCTTTTTCTTCTTCCGTTTTGTGAAAGATTCTGTCTAAGTCAACTGCCAAGGAGGGATCGATTTTAGTCATCGTCGGAATGCTCCAAGTGTTTTATGAGGTCGTTTGCGTAATCACGTGCGAACGATAGACCTCGAATCTCGCCGCACAATCTTGAATACTCGTTATGGTCAACGCATTGTCCTCCGCTAACCCATTGTCTTAACGAGTCAACTTTTTTGTCTATCTCGTTAATTACTGTTTCGAGTTCTCTCATTCTTTACCTTTCTTTGTTTCAGGTGTAGTTTGCTGATTCATCAAGTTTGCCATGTGTTGATGCGCATGGTCGCTACGTTTTTGGTTTGTCTGATGCTCAAGGTTGCTTTTCTGTTGGCCTTGTTGGTGCTGCAAGTTTGTCATGTGCTTAGTTATATCAATTGCACTTGTTAGTCCTGCGCGTTGGGACTCCCTATCATGCAACATCTGATCTGCTTGGACTTTAGCCGCGGCGTTGAGTCCAGCTGTTTGTTGCTGCGTTTGAATGCGTTGTTGTTCAAGTTGTAGCTGTGCTTGTTTATAAGCTTGCTCCGCTTTGTCGTTAGCAATCTTGCGTTGCAGGTCTTGCGCTTTAATCTGCAAGTCTTGTTGCTGAAGCTGAATAAGCGGGTCTTGCGCTTGCTGTTGGTTTTGTTGCTGCTGGGCTTCTTGCTGGTGTTGTTGCAACAATTTTTGTGAAGCCTGGGCTGCAAGTTGAGATATGCGAACTTCCATATCTTTTGGAATATTTTCTTGTTCGCCGTACAAATTGTCGTCTTTCTCTTCGGGTAACGTGATACCCATTGCTTGTTCCATTTGCTTGCGGTACTCGTAGCCTAAATGCTCAGCAATATGAGCATTCATAGCTGACTGCATCTGCTGCGCCATCGGGTTTTGACCAATAATTTGCATGATCTTCGGGTCTTGCATAGCTGACATATGGACTGTAATATGCGCCTGGTGATCCTGATATAAGAACGCTTTTACAGGTTTTAGCGCAATAACGTTCTGGTTTTCTGTAACTGGATCAGTCGGTAGCATATCTTCATCCAACTTAACCAGCTTCTGTGCGTTCTTAATACCCAGCACGTCTAGCATCTGCCTATATAAGAGCGCCATATTAAATAGCTGAGGCTGGCCCTGGGCAAGTTGTAATACTGCTTGGTACTGCACAATCTTTTGCGCCATTGTCGCGGCGTTGGGATCGCTAACTGGGTGGATGTCACACATGTCATAGTCAGACTGTTTGGCACGACGGTCTGCATTGTCAGGCTCGTACTCATAATCTTCTGGCGTGTCGTCACGGATAATGTCACGTAGCAAGCAAAGTTCTAACTTCATCGCATAGTGAATGCGAGCTTGAACAGCGCTCATCACCTTTAACGTTCTCTCTAAGATTGCCAACGTTGTGCCAACTGGAGCTGCAGCTGACATATCAGAGACAGTTAAATCAGCTGTGTTTGCAAACCTACGACCATCTTCTACGATCTGGTTAAGTAGCGTCATCAATACTTGTGACGGTTCTTTGTATGGCAACGGCATTACGTTGTCACGCATTGTTCCACTTGGAACATCTACATCACGGAACTCTCCGGGGCTTATTGGGGTGTCGTCACCTTTGATACGTAAACCTTTAGTTTTGAAGCCGCCAGGCAGATTAGATAATGTACCGGCGTCCACAAGCTGCCTAATAAGGCTAGTACCAGACTTAGCAAAAGAACCAATAAGATGTATAAGCCCAAAAGCATAAAAACCAAAGCCTGGTATGTAAGAGTAATGAACAAAGTGATTACGCTTTTTGCGCAATTTATCCTCTTGTTTCCAGTTCCTACGAATTGATAAGACATTAGCGGTTCCTTTCTCGATTGTTATGACATATGGGAGAGCAATGCCATCATCGTCCTCGTAACCTTCTAAGTCACGGTCAACGTGCATCTCAAGAAACTTATAGCGGTCATCGGCTGTTGCCCTAAACCCCATGTTTTCTGCGATCTTTTTCTCAACATCATCAAGATTGTTAATTGGGTCGCCGAGGTCAATGTCGCGGTAAAAACCTGCCACTTGAAGTTTGCGCACCTCGTTCTCAGTCTTGCGCATGACATGGGTAACACGTGGGCTTGTTTGCAAGCTTGACGCGCCATATGGCACAACTAAATCATCAGCGGATACAAACATAGCTGCTGGACGGTTTGTATCTGGGTCAAAATAAACTTTCTTAAATGCGTTACCAGCTAGACCCAAACCCCACACCATACGCTCATGCTCAGGTCTGTACTCAACCATTTCATCCGTAATGCGATAATTCATATCGTCTTGTACGCGCTGAGCCGCATCTTTTTTCTCTGGCGTCTCACGCCCAATTATTTGGGTCTTAACAGGTCCAGTTGCGGGTAGCGTTTCCATAACTGTCTCAGCTTGAAACTTAACTATTGCTTCAGCAAGGAGTGGATGGTATACGCCACATGCGCCCTCCCAAGGCTCGCTTCGTTCTTCTATTTTTAAGCCAAGAAGTTCTAAGCCATCTACATATGTTTGCATCCAGTCTTTGCGGGACGAAATATCATCTTCAAAATCTGAAAGCAACTCACTTGCAATTGCTGCAAGCGTACTCTCATCCATGAACTCAGCAAGGTTAGCATCAAAGTCATTCTTCGATGGGCCTGGCATCATCTCAATCTCAAAATCTCCAGCATGAATAGTTACATCGTCTGGGTTCTCAATTTCAATTTCGAGGTCTGGGCCTTCTTCTATAGGCAATTGATCTATGCCTTGCGGCGCCTGGGAGAGAGCTTTATCTAACATGATAGTCCTTAATAATATGATTTGCGCCGGTTGGACTTGAAGTAAATTACTTCGTCCTCTTCGTCGGAGTCAAGGCGAATGAAGCCGCCCTTGCGAAAACGTATGATTGCTTGGGATGTGGAGTCAACCAAGTCGTCGTGTTCTCCTGACGGGAAACTTGCTATTTCTTCAACTACTTCTTCAGCCCATGATGTTCTTGGCACCCAGACCCTGCCACTAGCAAATATATCCGCACAGGAATTTAACCTCGCTACTTTATCATTTCCTGCTGATGGTGTGAAGTCTTGAACGGGAATGCCCATCGCCCTCATCTCAGCTACTAGGGGAGCACCCGACGCCTTAGCCTCTATTATGATTGAATCTGGACTCCAGTCTTTATATTGTTCGTACGCAACTTTCTTGAGTTCTGGAAACTCCATGCGCCGTTTAAACGAATTAAGCAAAATGATATTTGCCTGGTTAACGCCTCTATCGTCTGGGCGGAAAAAGATACCCCACGTTGTACAAGCTGAGTAGTCGCTTCGCTGGGTTTTAAGAAATGCAGTATCCCAAGACTGAATAATGAAGTTGACGTAGGGCGGGTGATCTTCTTCCCACCACTGCCACCATTC